ACTTACCTCCTCTGCGACGCGCCAATTCGGCTGCCGCTGCTGCTGCTAGATCGCCGCCCGTGACTGCCGGTGTAGGAACAGTACCGCCTTCCAACTGCGGAAACCTCAGCGCCTCATTGACGGCGTCTGCGTTGTACCCCGGCGAGCGCAGCGCAATCTTACGCTGTTGATCGACCTCATCTTTTGCTTGCTTTCTAGACACAGTAATGATAGCTCTTAGCGTACTGCGAATCTTCTTTTGCGTATCTTCACTGGGAGTTGATGTAAATGCAGTAGAGATGACATCTGCCGCTCCACCAAGCAACGATGGATCAGCACCCGCCGCCTTCAGTTCTTTCTGGCTCAGATCGCCAGCGCCCGCAATTGCTCGGGCAAACTGCACCTGGGCGGCACGATATGAAGCGAAGTTGCCTGTCGCCAAGGAATCGTTGATTGCGGTCAGCGCTTGATCAGCAGCGGTAATGGTCTTGAGTTGCGGCTCAATCGTGCGCTGTACAGACGCGCGGAATGCAGGGATGTCGGCCAGCTTATCAGCACCAGGCAGCGTAAACTTAGCTGCGCCTTTTTCGGCTTTTCTTCCTTGCTCTTCTTCAACCCGTTTATTGACGGCGGCGCGCTGCGCTTGAGTGAGTTGCGAGAAAGGCTTATCGTAGACCTCCAGCGAAACAGCTTCTCTGTCGGTGCCAAAACGCTCTGAAGTTGGGGTAGAGAGTTTAACAATCTTGTCCAGACGAGTCTTGATGCGAGGATCGCTATCAGAAACGCCATCAGCGCGGAATTGATCAATCTCGCGCTCAAGTTTAGCAATCTCAGTTGGTTTAAGTTGCTCGCGCAAGTCTTTGATTCGATCACCGAGTATTTCAGCTTCAGCTTTAGCGTCGGGAATTTCCGTAAGCGCCAAAAACTGTTTGCGCCTGTTTTCTAGCGCGGCGATCTGTTGGTTGATCGAAGCCCGCGTTGAAGCAGCAGCGGCAGGGGCAGCGGCAGGGGCAGCGGCAGGGGCAGCGGCAGGGGCAAATTGAAAGCCCAAACTTTGCTTGGCTTGTGCAAGCTGTGCTTTTTCACTCGCAGCGTCAAATTCTTTATCAACTGCCGCCCTCTGACTATCCGAAAGAGTGTAATAAATCGGGTTATTAAATTTTCGTTGCGAGATAGCATCTTTGCTTTCTTCACCAGTAAGTCTTCGTAAGTCGGGTCTCTTTGCAAGAAACGTCCTCGCGGCCTGCTCCTCAAGCATTTCCGCTTGTCTAAGACGGAGATCTGCTCTTGCGCTTTGTGGGTCCGTTGTGTCAGCACGCAAACGCGCCGCGTCCTCAAGTTTTATTTGAATTAAGTTTTGAATATCGTCGGGCAAACCTGCCAAACTTTGCTTATTGATTGAATATAAAGGCTGTGCTTCTGGCGCAGCAGCAGCCGCCGGTACAGCATCCGGTACAACAGCCGGTGCAGCAGCTTCTGCTGGCCTTGCGCCAGTCAATAAAGCAAAAGCCCTTTGTTGACGATCGATCTTATCGATTTCCGCTTGACTTTTTGCAGCTTGCGCCCGAGACGCGCCTGCCGCCGCCAGACTTTGAGTCGTCTGCGCCTGCTTGTACTCCAGATCGCGGGCGACGTTAGCCAACTGTAGCGCGCCGACCGTGTCCCCCACACGCGCTAACAGGCGTTGGCCTTCCATGATCGACGCGGGGTTGTTGTAATCAATCTGCCGTGCGATAGCATTCCTCTGGCTGATCAACTGCAACTGAGGGTCTTGAGCACCCAAGGCGCCGCCCAGAGCGCCAGCAAGGCCATAAGCACCACGACTGATGGCGTAGTTGGCTTGTTGAAAAGGCGTAAGCTGCGCGTATTGCAGCGCCCGCTCATCAGCCTGCGCCATTTGACGCTGCTGGTACATTTCCGGCGTGACGCCGAATAGAGATGCAACGATGTCTGTAGCCATGATTAGCCCTCAATACTATTTTTCACAATATCAAAGCTCAAAGATGCTGTTACTTATTGTTGGCACGCGCCCACCACCGCCATATCCGTACACATTTTCAGAGCCGTATTGACGGATGGCTTCTGTTGCATTTATATAAGGCTGTCGGTATGCCCCAATTACTCTACGCACATCGGGGTTCTCCGATGCGCCCACTAGAAAAGAGGCGAACGGGTTGTACGAATTGGCCAAAGCCATAGCGCGAGCCGACTCAAGTCCACCAGTAAGTAGCGCGTTTGACGCACTTGGACTCATGCCCTTAGCGCCAACATTGATTCCAAGTTCCAATGGTTGCTGACCGAGCGCCTCAAGCCCCTTCGCGCCGCCAAGATAAGCCTCGTAAGGCGCCAAAGCGCCTACCTGGCCTGAATAGCCACGGCCAATTAGACCCGCCCCAACGTCAAACAGACCAGCGCCAAATTTAGTCTGCTCCATGCCCGCTTGTTGAGCACGGGCAGCCAACTCAGCGTCTTGTTGAGCAATAGCGTTGTAGTACGCCTCCATCTCAGGCGACGCCGCCCCAAGGCCAGCCGCGCCGCTAGGACGCTCACCAGTGGCACCAACAGCAAGACCACCACGGCCTGTTTGAAAAAGACGATTTTGCAGTCCGGCAAACTGGCGCTCACGGCTGGGGGCCAGCAAGTCCTGCTGCCGAGCCATGTACTGCTGCGCGGCCTGCTCGGGCGATTGAGCAAGATACTGCTGGCCCAAACCAAACAAATTTTGCCCCGCGCCGAACAAGGGCTGGAACATCTCTTGACCAGCTTCAGCTTGCGTCAGCCCCATGCCTGTTAAGGCCATCAGACGATCCTGATAAGCCTTTAACTCCGGGGACAATTCATATCCTGCGCCTGTAACGCGGCCTTCAGGACTGGTAGTGAACTGCGACGACCCAAAGCGCGTTGTAACGCCTACTGGCCGAAACCGCGCCTCTTCAGCAGCAATACGCGCCGCATCAATCGTAGCGCGGGATTGTGCTTCAGCAGCGCGGCGAGCAGAACTGCCACCCATCAGACCACCAAGCAACGACGCGCCGCCCCCAATAAGTGCTGCGGTTATAGGCATATCAAACCCCCATCAAAACATTATCCACTTTCGACGGGTCTTTCTCGTCGGTAGCGTGGATACAAAACCAAACACAATCGTCTATGGCCTTGACGCCGTGCGTCAGGCCAGCCTTAATCTCTATGCACGCCGGGGCGCTGATGATCTCGATATCTTCTCCCATCAGCACCGCCACCTTACCCTTGGCCAAAATCGACAGGTGGCTGAAGTCGTGCGTATGCTTCAGGATGGCTACGCCAGCAGGGACTTTCATCTCCTTGGCATACAGACCATCGCTAAAGTGATGGGTGATCATGTTTTACCTTCTGCAAAAACATTTACAAACACAGTGCCATCCTCCAGCGCTTCAATTTCATGCCATTCGTTTGCCACCAGATTAACTGGCTGCGTGTCTTTGGTCATGACCAATTCACGGTTTTCTTTGCGAACAATACACGATCCCGCAGCGCACATAGTCAAATGAGAATAATTATGTTCGTGTTTAGGTAAACCTTCCCCTGAATTTGCGTGATACACGTTCAGCACAGTGCCGTCTTGCGTCACAGAAAACTTGGGGATTAATTGGATCACAGCGTTTGCGCTCCGTTTACGGTTGCATCAGGTCTTGGTGCTGGGGGTGGAACCAATATGATTTGTTGTGTTTGTTTGTTGTAATACCATTGATCGGCTACAACATCATCGGCACAGTCCACCCAAAACAAAGGTGGCGCAATTGGAAAATCTACATCACAAACTTCAGCAACCCGAGCAGCGTCTGAAATAACAGAATAGATTGGCTGATACGGTTTTACGTCAGTCCAACCAGAGATATAACTAACAATTTCGTTTGGGGAAATCAATGCTTGTTTCATTGCCATTCCTTTTAATATTGAATAATAATTATTCCACTTGTTCCCGCCCCGCCGTTAAATGTGCCCCCATTAGAAAAAGCACCACTACCTCCAGCACCATAACCCGACCCAGCAGCACCGGCAGCATTAGTGTTTGTACTTACACCGGCAACGCTATACATAATTGCTTGACCCGCATTTGTGGTGTTACCAACAAAATCTCGCGGAGATGTTCTATACCCGGGTAAATTTATATTTCCACTTGATCCTGTTCCGTTTGCGCCACCCGTCCCACTCGCGCCGGCACCGCCCGTGCCACCAGCGCCGCCAGTAGCACTAGCATGAACACCAAATGAGGATGTCCCGCCAGTCCCACCGTTACCACTTGGGCCAGTACCAGCAGTGCCCCCTGCGCCAACAGTAGCCGTTACTGTAGAACCGGGAGTTAAACCAGTAACCCATCTTTGTGAAAAACCACCACCACCTCCGCCACCACCATTACCAGTGGTACAACTAACAGTCCCCGCGCCACCACCACCTCCACCGCCGCCAATGACAATAACATTAACCGCAGTAACACCTGTTGGAACGGTAAATGTGTTTGTTCCTGATGTGTAAATTGTCGATCTCGCACCAATATACGCAGTACTTTGAGCAGTACTGTCGTTGTAGGTAATATTTGTCCCTGCTACTGTTGTTGGCATGATTGCTCCTTTTAAGGTGTGCCGCCAGCGACCACATCGCTGAGTGCAGTAAATACGCCAGCGGAAGTCATTGATGCAATGGTTGTCCCGCCATATTTAAAAATCAATTTACCGCCAATTTCCTCAACGGTAAAATTAGTTGTTGCCAACTTGGTTGCGTTTGTGGCGTTTGTGGCGTTTGTGGCGTTTGTGGCGTTTGTGGCGTTTGTTGCGTTTGTTGCACTTGTGGCCACACCAGTTAAATTTCCAACAAAAGTCCCCGTTACAGTACCCGTAAACGTAGGCGACGCAAGGTCGGCCTTGGTCGCCACCGCAATAGCAATGTTGGCGAACTCGGTGTTGATCTCCGTGCCCTTGACGATCTTGAGCGGATCGCCAGATGGCAGCGCGTCTTTGGTGGCGAAATTAGTGCTCTGAACGTAGTTGCTCATGTCATCTTCCCATCTTTCGATTGGATCTCAATACGTTGAATCGACAGCGCCGCGCCGTTGATGTTGGACTCATATCCAGTCTGGACGATTTTACCGCTGCCGCTGGCCGAAACAGAAAGCGTTTGCAATGCAACGCCGTCAGAATATTCGGCAATGTTGTACTCAGCTATGCCATACTCATATACGCCCTGAGTAGGGATTAGCGCGTTGTCCGACTGATAGTTGGTGCTGAAGTCAAAGCCCCACTTCATCGTGACGTACTGGTTCGTGCCGCCGATGACGACCACCTTCAAGCGCTTGAGGATGGAAATGACATTGGCATTGCCCAGGTCGGCATGGTTCGTGTAGTACATGAACCGATACGCCGTCGTGTGGTCTTGATAGGTGCCGTACTTGCCGATGTAGCCATTCTTGCCAATGAGTACGTCGCCGTTACGCCGAGACAACAACGCTGTCGGTTCGATGGAGTCCCACTTGGTGACGCGAAACGCGCCGTCTTGCAACTGGCCGCGTGTGTCAAAACAGTAAACTTCTTTAGTGGTTGGAAGCGTCAGAAGGTAAAAGGCTTCTTTCTCAGAGTACACAGACTTAATGTTGGCTGGCGTCTCGCTGTTAACAACATCCATCAAATCGTTCCGCACGTTTTTAGATAAGTCACCAAGCGGGGCTGACTTTTCAACAATCGTCCGAGCAAACGACCTGACGCCAGAGTTCGACAGGAACAGCACATCCTTGCCCGTGGTCTGAATTGAATCACGCGCCAGACAGCCAATGCCACCCACCGTGTCACTCAACTGCATTGTCGATGGCGTAGTGGCGTCCTGATAAACAAGAATCTGGCGTTTGCCAAAGATGATCAAGAAACCATTGTGAGCGGCCAGACCTTGAATTTCGTCTGGGCCGTTGGGCCAAACGCGGTCTACATTGAGCGATCCGGCAGTGCCTGTAGACCAGACATGACCGGCCAGTAGATCAGAGAAGTAAACCGTATTCTTGACTGTTGAAGTGCTGGCCGTCCATAGCCGACCAAAGGCCGACAGCGCAATGTTGGCGCTTGGCACCGTAGCTACATAGCCGGTCTTCTCACTGACGCGGCGATACGTCGTGGTGCTGACAGCCGGGTCATAGATCAGCGGATCGTGCCCGGTTTGAAAAAAGTAGGTGATGCCGTTGAGCGAGGCGCACGACCAGTTGTTGGCCGAAATCGTTGGGGCGCTACCCCCACCCCCGTAGGTCAATTCCACCACGGCGTTTGAGCCGTCGAGCTTAAAGAGCTTATTGTTGCCAGCGAACAGAATTGTCAGCGTGCCGTCAGACTGCACCAGTTCATGGATGACGCCGACGTTGTTGGCCCCAAGATTGCCAGACGAAGCGTTGACCCGCGACCAGCCCTTACGCGCCCCGATGCGGCCATATTGATCAATTACGCTGTTCGTCGCCACCAGAGCAAAGCCAGCCGCTAGATCAAGCGGCGAGTCTTGCGTATTCAACCCAGTAAAGCCAGGAGCTGATATTGCGTAAGTTTGTAGTATTTGGCTCATTGCGATTCCAAGTACTTTATAGCCTTAGATAAAATTTCAGAAGAATCTTTGAATTTCCCTAAAGCTGTATTGCAATGATGACACAGTAAACCGCGAACTTTTTTTGTTGAATGACAATGATCTACAAAAAGTAATCCCTTAAATGCAGCCGCCTCGTCACAGGAGCAAATGGCGCACTTATGATTTTGATTTATCAGTAGGGCGTTGTATGCATCTAATGATAAATTATATTGTGATTTAAGCCAGTATTTCCTGTTTTGAAGCAGCCAGTCAGCATTGGACATACTGGTTTTTTTTGCCAAAAGTTTTTGTTTTTTGCACTTCTTGCAGATCCATGCATATCCGCGAAATTTGCCAGTTGCCTTTGGAAAATCTGTGCATGGCTTAGACAACTTGCATTGCGAACAAGACAGCAAAGCCGTATGCAATAGCTTGACCGCTCCTTCATCTGGCGCTGAAATGCTGGCAGTCTGAAGAACTTGGCTCATATCGCAACGAACTCCTGGTTCTCTGGATACCGAGTGCCTTCAAGCGCAATATAGTCGGACAGCATCGACCGATACAACTGATATGCCTCAGATGAGGCCAACCCGCCGTCCTCGCCGCGCTCAACCAACGCCCGCGCATAGGCATTTTGCGCCACCAACACATCAGGCACAAGCACCGACGTGCTATCAGAAGTTAGCGTGGCTTGGGGCACGGTCAGAGAAAAAGCGAGCGAGTACACGTTATCGGGCCGTGCGTAGAGCACGACTTTGGTATCGCCGTTGCCGTCCACACCATCAAAGCTGTAATACTCGGGGATACCGCTAATGGCGGGTACAAAATTCTGAAAGCGGTTCATCTCCACAAAACTGATGTTCCGCAGACCGACGTTAGAGGTGATGTTGATCGCGTCCATGACTTGGAACTTTTGTCCTGCGCCCGTCATAGAGTAGACGTAGGTGCCCGCCACCGTAGGGATTGTCACAGTCTGGCCCAGCACGTTCCAGCCGTAGGCGTCCTCAACCTGCCGTTTGGCGTCGTTAACGAACTTGCCGATTAGCGTCGAGTAGGTTGTCTGGTTGCTGGTCGCTACGGTCGTTTCTCGCAGTCGGATCAGCACGTCATTGATGAGTTCTAGGTAGGTCATTGCCGTGTCAATCCTATTTCTTCAAAGGTGGCGATAAAACTGAATGTGCTACCAGACTCAGTAGTGATCTTGATTGAATCGCCTTCTTCTAACACGATGTAAGCATTGCCATCAAATTGCAAATACTGTTTTGCAGTGAAGTTATATTGCGTCAAGATGTCGTAAGTTGTACTTGCGCTAGAGTCAGCCCACTGCACTGTGATGTGTTTGGTTGAGCCGCCCGTGTTATGGATGTACATCACGGTGAACTTCGCGTAGTACCCAGTCGGCACCGTATAGACCGTGGTAAGTACCGTAGCCGTTGGATTTACGCCGACCGAAAGAGGTCTCATTTCTTGTTCCTTGCCGAGATCGCTTTGGCTTTCGCTTTTGCATCCGCTTTGGACGATGCGCCCCAGGCTCGGAGGGATAACAGAAGGCGAGTCGGTTCGCCATTCTTGTACTCAGGCCCGGGCATATTGCCCATACGCGCTAGAAAGGAGGCCCGTCTAGGGTTGTCGCCTGATTTGACAGGAGGTTTTAGATTCCCGCCAGTTGACTCATTATAGGACTTTCGCCCCTTTGCGTTAAGCCCGCCAGCAGGATTTTTACCCTCTTTGCGAGTCCAAGCGGGGCTTTTCATTTCTTCCTCGCTGCTCTCATGTTGTCTATGAGATTGGGATAAGGGCGACCAGCAGCCTTAGCCATCTTCTTGGCAGCAGCCTTCTTAGCTGGCGTCAAAGGCTTAGAAGCTCCCAGCGACTTAGGACGCTTCTTTTCCCAAACCTCTTTCACTTCTTTTTCCGGGCTTTGCCGGCCTCAGATAGTGCAATCGCAACTGCCTGTTTAGGACTCTTTACGACAGGGCCACCTTTACCGGAGTGCAAAGTACCAGACTTGTATTCACGCATGACCTTGCTGATCTTCTTTTCGGCTTTAGTCTTTTTCATTTGCCTCTCCCCATCTTCTTCATCATCTTAGGAGCTTTGGGCATAGGCTTAGGCTTACCAACGGCAACCATGATTGCCACAGGCACACCCATCTTCTTGGAAGGCTTTTTAGCACTAGCCATCTTTGGCGCTTTTCCGTACATGATCAATCCTTAGTGATGGGCCCACCAGATTTCCAAGCATCACAAGTACGGGCCGCTGCACAAGTGAATTGGAACAAGTCACAGTATCCAAGGTTTGCTGCCGCTACGAATTCCTCGTCGTATGACAATTCACCTTTATTCTCATCTTTCTCAAGGCCGCCTATGATGCACTGCATCATTTTCGGTGTTTGAATGAAGGCGGCGCAGTTGCCACATCGCATCCCCTTGATCGCCTCAGTGGGGGCGTTGTACAT